GACCAAATTCAGAGATTAACTCGTTCACTTTTAAGGAAATTTTGTTACAGCATTTGTTAGGCTGGGGCAATGCTTATTGCGAAATTGAGCGCAGCAGGGCAGGCGATATTGTTAATCTATGGCCGATCGACCCAAGCTTGGTTAATGCCGATAGAGACTCTAACGGGCGGCTTTACTATGATGTAATGACGCAAAATGGCCCTAACCAAGCAATGAACCCTAAAGACATTTTCGCGCTATGCGGCCCATCTCGTGACGGTATTGTTGGCTATAGTGTTATTCAACAGGCAAAAGAGACAATCTCAATGGGGCTTGCTGCTGAAGCGTTTGGAGCGGCATTCTTTGGTAATGGAGCTATCCCATACACCATCATAACAAACGATGGCGGCGCTAAATTATCTCCTGAAGGCGTTAAAAATATGCTCAATACCTTCAACCGAAAAAATAAAGGCGCTAAAAATGCTATGAAAACTGAGTATCTTGATGCTGGATTGAAAATTGATACTTTGGGGATACCACCCCAAGATGCCCAATATTTGGAGTCGAGAGCCTTCCAGATCAAGGAGATTTGCCGCTGGTTCCGAGTACCACCTCACAAGCTGGCGGACTTGGAGCGATCCACCCACACCAACATCGAGGCACAGAACATTGAATTCGTTACCGATGCGGTTATACCTTGGGTGAGCAGGCTAGAAAAGCAGGCCGACTACTCGCTTGTTAGATATCCAGACAAGTTTTATACTAAAATGAATGTATTGGGTTTATTGCGTGGTGATAGCAAGGCTCGCTCAGAGTATTATCACACACTAGCTAACCTCGGCGTGCTATCTATTGATGAGATACGCGAAAAAGAGGATATGGACAGCATCGGCGATGATGGTGATCTTAGGTTGGTTCCCATGAATATGACCACGCCAGAACGAGCAAAAAGCGGTGATTTGGCGCCAAATAAGCAGGCAGCAACCAATATTGTCAAAGATACTGCTGCGCGTTTTGTGAAAATAGAGCTAGCCAGACTTGAAAAGTTGTCCGATAAGCGAGATTTGCAAGGGATAGCTAATTTTTATGTTGGCCACGCTAGATCATTGGTCGATGGCTTCGCCAATGTTGCTAGCCTGTTTTGTGCTGATAACAGTAAAAAAGATGGTAAATTGCAGGAGTTTTTCGGGCGGTATATCGAGGAAAGTGCAGCCTCGTTGCAGAAAGCAATTGAAAGCGGTGGCGTTGAGCCGCTATTTTGTAGCTGGCGCGCAAGAAAAGCTGAAAACCTAACTAGAGATTTGATAGGGAGCTTATCTAATGATTAATTTAGGTGTTATTTGGTCGCTATGCAGCGCCTATGCTCCAAGCGCATTTGAACAACTGGCGGCTATAATCAAGGCTGGCCCTGTTGAGGATGCAGGCAGAGCAGGGCTACAGATTAAAAAGATTGGCAGCACTGCATTGATTGAGATGCGCGGGCCTATGCTTAAAAGCGCTGGGTGGGCGCTGGGCTGGGGAGTGGCTGGCAGTGTTGAGACAGAACAAGCCATGATCGCAGCTGCTAACGATCCTGATGTTGAGTCTATCCTATGGGTAATAGATAGCGCTGGGGGCAGCGTAGATGGGCTGGACTCACTTTACAATACAGTGGCGCAGGTTAACCAAGAAAAGCCTGTCACGGTGCAGGTGGATGGAATGATGGCTAGTGCTGCTCTATATGTTGCTAGTGCTGCTAACTCAATATATGCAAACAAGCGTGATCTTGTTGGTTCAATCGGTGCTAGAATGATGTTATATGATTTTAGCGAGATGTTTAAAAATGAAGGCATCAAGGCAATACCAATTGACACGGGCGAGCATAAATCTGCTGGCGCGATGGGAACCCCAATTTCTAAAGAGCAAATTGCGGAGTTTCAAAAAATTGTTGATGGTTATTTTGCAGATTTTAAAGACGCTGTTATCACTGGCCGCAAAATGGATAAGGGAAGCTTTGATGCTCTTGCAGATGGTAGAATATTTTTTGCTAATGAAGAGCCAATACAGAGCGGTTTAATTGATGGCATAAGATCAACTCGCAGCGCTTTTGCTGATATGTTAAAACGTGGCGACAATGATCAAGCAAGGCGCAGAGCTAGGGCTAGAATGAAGTTGTTAGAAATTAGTTAAACCTGCTTAGATCGGGCTAGGCTAATGATTTTAAGGTAGTTTTATTTATTTTTGGGAGTGTTTAAAATGAAATTAGAGCAATTGAGAGCAAGGCTCGCAGCAATTAAAACTGATATGCAGGTTTTGATTGATGGGGAAATGAGCGCGGAAGATTCGGTTAAATTTGATGAGTTGGAAGCCGAGGCAAAGCAGGTTCAATCTAATATCGAGCGACTAGAGCGTTTCGAGAAAATGAAAGAGCAAGAGCAAGAGCCGCAAGGCCGAAAAGTGCCGGCATCGGCTCCACAGCGAATCGAGGTTGTTGATAATGCTAGCGCCGACCTAACCGGAGGCTTTAGCGGGCTTGGTGAGTTTGCAATGGCTGTTCGTGCAAGTAATCCACACCTTGGCGGCTCTATTGATCCGCGCTTAAATGTTTTGGGCGCTCCTTCAAACTTCCACAAGGAAGGCGGTTCGAGTGATGGTTATATGGTGCCAACTGAGTACAAAAACAAAATTTTTGAACTCGTTTTTGGCAATCCTGATCTTTTGGGCATGGTTGATAGCGAACCTACTAGCAGCAATAGCGTTCAATTTTTAGCTGATGAAACCACGCCTTGGGGTTCAACAGGCATTCAAGCTTACTGGGGAGCTGAAGGCAATCAGTTTACTCCAAGCAGGCTTGAAACTGAAGGCAAAGAGCTTAAATTGCATAAGCTTCACGCTTTTGTAACGGCCACTGAAGAGCTAATTGAGGACGCACCACGGCTAAATAGTCGATTAACAAAAGGCGCTGCTCAAGCTATCAACTGGAAAGCAAACGAGGCCATTTTGTTTGGCAGTGGAGCTGGTCAGCCTCTTGGTTTTGACAATTCAGCCTCTAAAATCACAGTAGCAAAAGAGGGCACCCAAGCGGCGGACACTATTGTAGCGGCTAACGTTGCTAAAATGTACACTCGAATCCTGAACCCTTCTCGCGCTGTTTGGTTCGTGAATCAGGACACATTGCCGCAGTTCTTAACTATGACCTTGGGCGATAAACCCATTTGGTTAGCGCCTAATGGGTTTATTAGTTCGCCCGGAGGTGTATTGTTTGGGCGGCCTGTTATGTTTAATGAGCATTGCGGAACCTTGGGCGACAATACCGACATCATGCTGATTGATCCAATGGGTTATTACCTGCTGAAAAAATCAGGCGGTGTGAAGTTTGCTAGCTCGATTCACCTGTATTTTGATTACGACATTCAGGCGTTTAAGTGGACGTTTAGACTCGGCGGTATGCCTTATCTTAATGCGGCGGTTTCGCCAAATAAGGGTTCATCAACAAAGTCACACTATGTAACACTTGCAGTTAGATAGTAATAGCGTTAATTGAGGGGTGATGCGCCCCTCTTTTCTGACAAACAATTTAAGAGGGTTTTAAAATGTCAAATTCAAACGTACTACCTAGCAACAGATCGGTGTTCGCTGCTGCTATTGATCCTGATGCCTACGGAGCAGGAACCGTTACGAGTGGTTGGGTATCTCTTGCTGATTATGAGTATATTCAAGCGATTGTTATGGTTGGCGAGATGCAGGCGACTAGCACTGTTGATGCTAAGCTAGAACAGGCGCAAGATGGCTCCGGTACTGGCGCAAAGGATATCACCGGAAAAGCGATCACACAGCTAACAGCAGCAGGCTCGGATAGCGATAAGCAAGCGATCCTTAATTGTCGCTCTGAAGAGCTAGACGTAACTAATGCGTTTACTCATGTTAGATTAAGCATTACCACTGCAACCGCCGCTAGCGATAGCGCTGGCTTGATTTTGGGCAGTGATGCTCGATACTTCCCAGCTACTGATGCAACCACGGTTGATGAGGTAGTGGCGTAACATGAATCTAACGCTCGTTACACCACCAACAGCTTTTCCAGTGTCGTTATCTGAAGTTAAGCGCTTTTGTCGTATAGAGGACACTGATAACGATACTATTGTTACTGCATTTTTGAAAAGTGCGGTAGAGCTGGCAGAAAATGTAACGGGCCGAAGATTTATGGCTCAGCAATGGCGGTTGTCTTTAGATAAATTCAGCGATGAAATTATTTTGCCTTATCCGCAATTGTTGAGCGTTGATAGCGTCCAATATTATGACAGTGCAAGGGTGTTGCAGTCGTTAGATTCGGGCGTTTATGAAGTGGATGCGGTTGATGGGATCGGTAGAGTCACCCTTGCGCTCGACCAATCATGGCCTCAATCGTATCCGCACCTAAACACTGTTTTAATTGATTTTACATGCGGTTATTCCGATGCTGCGAGTGTTCCAAATACGCTACGTGATGCTATATCTACTATTGTTTGGTTTTTATTTGATGGTAGAGGGGCGCAGCTAGATAGTAAAATGCTAAACTTTATGTTGGGGCCGCATATCATGCGAGGGTTTTATGAACCCAGCTAAACTAAAAGATAGGGTTACAATTAGGTCGGTTACTCAAACTGTTGATATTGAAGGTACGGTTATTGACACTTACCAAGACGCCTTTACTAGATTTGCAGAGGTGAGGCCAGTTAGAGGCAGAGAGGCATATATTAACGACCAATTTTTAAGCCAATATGAGTTCGTCGTTACTATGCGCTTTGATGGTCAGACTAAGCTTATAACAGATAAGCATGAAATTATTTACAAGGGGCAACGGCTAAGGATTGAAGCACCCCCTATAAACGTTGAAAACATGGATTCAGAATTGCGCTTTTTTTGTAGGGTGTATGCTGATGGCAGATAACTTTAAAATGGAAATAAAAGGTCTAAGACAGCTTCACGATCAGCTAACAAAGCTAGACGCCTACACTGGACACAAAACGCTAAATTCTGCGCTTAGATCAGCGGCCAAGCCAGCATATAATAGGGTTTTAGCTAACGTTTCCTTTTCTAACAACTTTAGAGAGTCAGTTAAACTTGTTAAGCATACTAGGATGAGCAAGAGAAAAGGCGTAGTTAATAAAAAGAGGTTCAACAGGAGCCAACACCCAGACAGGGCGGCTGGTGTCTCTATTGCCGTTGATTTTAAAAAAGCGCCTCACTTCCACTTGTTGGAGCTTGGAACCGATGAGCGGAAAACTAAAAAGGGTGGGTATAGAGGTCGTGTAACTCCTAGAAATTATATGGGTAAAGCATTTCAAAAAGGGCATGAACAGGAAGCTATTAATATTTTTGTAAAATCAATCCAGCGAAGTCTAAAAAGGCTTAAAAAACAGGGGGCTTTTTAATATGCCATTTGATAGAACTAACTCAGCAGATTTAACAGCTCTTAAAACAGAGGTTAATACTGACCCTCAATCAATAGGATATAACGCCAGCGGCTCCACTCAAGGTATTTTAGACTTGCTTAACACTGCATCCAGCAACACAACCGGAGCCACTACGACAAAACCTATATCTGATCTAATAGTTGCTGAAGTTGCCGCAGAGATTGACCCGACAGAATACAGCCTGCTAACTGGATACGCTCAAGAATGGGTTAAGTCAATGATTAACCAAAACAGTGAAGCAAGTCTAATAGCATACAAAGATAAATTTCTTGATCTTTTTGGCGCTGGCTCTGCTACTCGAACCAACGTTCAAGCGCTATTGTCGCCTGCTGCATCAAGAGCCGAAGAACTTTTTGGTTATGGTACAGTGATTGATAGAAACGACTGGATAACAGCGAGGGATAGTTAATCATGGCTAATGAAATTCTAGATAAATACGGGGCAGCAACAGCGCTCACAATAACCCTAGCATCTCTTGGTGATGGTTCTGGCAGGCAAGCCGCACAAGTAACTGATGCGAGCCCTTCAGCTAAAAAAGTTAGGGTATGGGCCAAGGTTACAACGGGCACTTCACCTACGGCTAACCAAACCATTGAATTTTATGTGTCAAGAGCTGACGACGATGCAACAGAGCTTGCGGCAGGTTCAACGGGCACATCTGATGCTGCTTAC